ACAATAACACCATTAGAGTCTACTTGACTATGTGCTAATAATGTTCTTTCAATAAAATAAGCAGGAGCTTGTTTACTAGTTCCTTCATTTAATTCACTGATATATTCAACATCATTAAGTATTTTTCCATCTTCATAGCGCCACCCATCTCTAGCTTGCCCTGTATCGACGGGAGTGGCATCTTTCAATGCTTGTATTAATTCTTCTGCAGTACTATTAACTGTATCTCTCAATTCTTTAAAGAATAATCTATGAAGATTAGCTTTAACTACGCTACTCATTTTAATGCCTCTCCTCCTGAAGCTCTCATTAACTGCTGGAAGAAGCCTGAGCGTTTGAAGTTATTAGCGTCAAATTCACCTTCTTCTTTCTTACCTTTAGACTTTGGATTGTAAATAGCATCTAATGAAGTAAAAAGTTGCCACGGCTTTTCTTTAGCTCCCTGTACTTGAATTAACTTAGCTGCTCTGTCATCAGCACGCCATTCTATAGGACGTTGCTCTAAATAACTAAACCACCCTAGCATCTCTTCATAAGTCATTTCCTCATATATTTTATATATGGGCATCTTCAAATGAAATGCCAATTCAAATATAGGCAACTCTTCGTCCGTTAAGCAGACTTTCCCGCTTCTTGACCAAGACCTGAATATTTCATAATTTCATTTGATAGCTTAGATAACTCATCCATTGGAAAATTATCAAAATCGCTATCATCCAAATCACCACCACCGTCAACAGCAGAACGAATGACAGTTTTCAATAATTCTAAACCTGCATTTTCATCTTTCTCTGCGTCTTTGGCTTTTGATTGGATTTCTAAAACTTCTGATACAGTGAGTTTGGAGATTTTAACATCTCCATTTAAGAACTTAACTGTTTTAGTCATACGTTGACCAACAAGTGCTTTAATACCTTTTGCTTCTGACATGTTACTTACCTTGATTAATTTTGCGTTCATCTAGTTGTGCTCGCATTTGATGTAAAATTGAGAGTGTTTCAAAAGCTTCTGATTTCTTATCAGGAGTCAATGTCTCGTCTTTTGTTCTTTCGAATGTTTTATTAATACTGATATCAATACTTTTAAGCATATGTTTGACAGTAATGCCTACCACATACTCTAAGCTAAATGGTTTATTTTGTGACATAATTATCCTTCATTATAGATTGCGACTTTGGTGTTTTAATTGCGCCAGTCGCAACGCATTCCATATAGGAAATATAAATTAATCTACAGTGAAAGCACCGTAAATATCTGATTGTACAGCAATAGTTAATTTAGCTGTAATCGCATCAGTTAAACTAGGTGTTACCTCTAATGCTTCCATCTTACCTAAGAAATAGTAACTAGTATTTTCAACAGCCGTTAATGTAAGCGCTCCTGTATCTGCAATAGAATCATCGTTTACTGTTCCTGCTACACCTTTGACCGCGTCATAGCCATCTGGCTTTGCGTCTAAAAGAGTGAATCTGAATAAGTAAACGCGACCGTCACCAACTTTAGCAAAAGAAGGAACAAAGTTACCTGTAGCGGGGTCTTCAGTACATAAACTGTTATTTTCCCAGAGGCCTGCTACGTAGTTAACTGTCAATTCCATTGTAGGAGCGTCAGCTTGGCCTTGAATTTGTAGCGAATTCTTTTTACCATAGTTAGGTACTTTTACGATATTAGCAGGTGTACCGATTGATGGGAATTCTTTAACGTGACGAATTCTAACATAATTTTTAGTATTAGCTAAAGATAATGAAACATCCGCAGCTACATCACCTTCTTTGGCAAACAAGCCAACAGTATTTGCCGCGCCAACAGTGGAAGTCATTGCTGCTGCTAGTGCAGTATTATCACCTGCAGCAGTAGATAATCCACTTTTAGTAGGTACGGTTTTAATTGTACTAACAATGGTTTCTAATTGCGAAAATGAAATGCCATTCGAATTACCAAATTCAGCAGCTGTACCTGTAGCCAGTAAAGATACAGAAAGGTCCGCGTATCTCGCAGCACCTAAAGATTTAATGTGTGCCATTGTTTAACCTTCCTTAAGAAATTGAATAAGCGCCAACAATTGGCGATTGCACAGAAATAGTTAGTTTAGCAGTCATTGCGTCTGTCAAACTAGGTGTCACTTCTAATGCCTCTAACTTACCTAAGAAGTAATAGCAAGAATTTGGACTGCCTCCAAAACCATCTTTTAATTCAGGCAAACCTGTTGATACGTTTGCACCAGGCGCTTTAGATAATAGTGCAAATCTAAACATATAAATTGCTTTATCTGCAATTTTCATACCTCCACCGCCAAGCACTTTATTTTCTGCCCATTCAGAAGGTACATAGTTTAATGTAATTTCCATTTGAGGAGCATCAGCTTGGCCTTGGATTTGGAAAGAAGTCTCCGAACCATACTCAGCAACCTTAACGATATTCGCGGGTGTACCAATTGTTGGGAATTCTTTAATATTACGAATCTCAACAAAATCTGCTGCAGTAGCAAATGGTGTTACAGCATCATCAGCTGCTGGTAGCGCTGATGGAAGTTTTGCAGCTTTAGTAACACAAAGGTTTGTAAACATTGCGCTACTGATAGAGCTAATGTGATTAGCCATTTTTTAGTCCCTTTAAATTTAAGTAGAACTTCCGTAGAAGTTAAAATTAATTGTGTAAGTACTTTTGTGAATAACTGGTAATGCCTTGTCTGGTCCATTATGCATCAGACTACTAATACCAAATTGAGTCACACCTGTACTCGTTTTCTTAGATTGATCTACAAGGTAGCTATCTAAAGTATCTGCTATAGCCATAGCACGTCTTGTGCCTGAGCCTGCAGCTATAAAAATTTCAATTATCAAAACACCTGCTAATGAATATCTATTAATAGGTTTTCCACTAGGTATCACTGATACGCGTATAAATTCATCACTAGTGGTGTTCATAACTACGAAATTTGTCGGGAATGTTTTTATATCTTCAGCTTTCCACTCATTAGATGAAAATACTGAATAAACGTCTTTCTCTAAATCAGCATATTTGCCCATAATTATGTCTCATGATAAAGTTCAACAACTGAAATGTAATTGTTTGAAGTAATTACATTACCAAAATGCCATCTATCATTATCAATATATACATGGTCTGTCATCGAAAACTCTCCTACCTCTTTTGTTTTAAACATAATAGTCATAGTTTTCGCTTCTGGAGTTTTAGACGTTTTTGTAATAATTATCTTTGTCGTTATTGACGGTATAGTTGTATCATTAACTTCACCAGTGCTAAAATCAAACTCAGAATCAGTTGTTTTTGTAAACACTGCATCAATAGCTAGATCTTTAGCTGCATTAAAAGCTTTATTTAATGAAGCACCAATTAATGTAGAATACGCCATTAATTAGCCCTCCACCACGTTCTCTTACCACTATTCCGGAGTAATGGTTTGATGAGTGTTTTTACAATCATTGGGATTTTGTCCGCAGGCCGTATAACACTAAGTTTAATGCCACTAAGTTCTAAGTCTTTGATTAAGCCTGTGTTATCTAATAGTCCTTCATTATTTAACAAATGATTAGCTAACTCGTAAGTTGCTTTCATGACTCTTTGATTAACTACAGTAGAAACTAGTGAAACAAGTATACCAAGTTTAGGATCAAAATATTCACCATCTTTACGAGGATGAGCTAGTGATTGTTCTGGATCTGTAGCTACTCCGATCCAATCCAATTCATCCAACATAGATGTAGCAGTACATAGAGCTTGTTCTTTCTGAGCATCAGCGACACTAGTCCAGTTAGCTACATCTAGTCTGTTCTCAAAATAAGTATCGGCCTCAGTTACGGTAGCATTTGAATTAACACCTTTAACTAGTGCCATAACTTACTCCTTAAGAATGGAATACAGGTAAGATACCTAATGATAATGCAGATTGTGTTTTACGTGTCCATGTACCACGTGCGTTAGCAATAGTGCCAGTTGCTGTTAATGCCTTAGAAGTACCGCTTTCAACAACACCCATGTAATCAGCGTCAGATGGGAATGCAGTTTTAGCACCATTCCAATCGTAACCAGCAGGAGATAATACATAACCCCAACGATTCCAAATAGAAGTTGTACCGCCACCTTTGTATTTGTTAGCGTCACGGTAAACTTCAACTGAATCAGGAACCATCAACTGTTCCATTGCAATTGCACCTGGCAATACAATGAATGAAGTTTTCTTATTAGCAGCAAAAGTAGTTGCAGCACCAACGCCAGCACCAGTACGTAACATTGTTAATTCAGCAGGGGAAAGCGACTGAGCAGCACGTGTAGTGATTAAACGGAATTTACCATTGAAGATTGTGTTAAAGTTAATGTTACCATCAACAATAGTTGTTTCATCAACAAAGTTAGCTGAACGGAATGAAGCCATAGTTTCAGGAGATACAACTAAGTACGCCCATTCTGGTTCATAATCTTTAAATGCCATACCAAATGCATTTAAGAAACCTTCAGCACGTGAAGCACCTTGATATGCATAATTAGTAACCGCACCAGGAGCAACACCATTAGCAGTAACGATTTTCTCAGAACCAAGATCTACGTAGAAACCATATTTCTTATCTGTAGGATCGTTAGAGAATGTTTGACCACCAAGACCAGTTGCACCAGAGCCTGTAGCAGCACCGTTTAATGCTTCAGAGATAGCCACACCTTTAAGTACAGAAAGAATAGCATCATGCTCATCTTTCGCACGAGTTTCGCCGAAGTCACGGCCAATTTTAGCTAGACCGTCTTGTTGTGTAACAATTTGTTGCATGTTAACTTTTTCGGCACCGTGTGTACGCACAGTTTTAATATATGTGCTGTAGTCAGTGTCGTAACTGGTTTTGGTACCGTCTGTAGAGTCAGTTAATGACGCAACATTGATTTGTGGATTTAACGGTTTGAACCAACGCATTTGGCCAATAAAGGTTTCTGTGCTAGTGTCAATTTGTGGATTAGAAGAAGTAATACCTGTGCCAGATAATTTTCTTGCATTGGTATAAGCTTCATCGCTGTAAGCACCAATTGCTTCTTGTAATACATAGTTATTTGTTAAGCCAGCCTGCATACCTGTAGGCAAGGTACTTGTTGTAACGCCCATTTTAATTTTCCTTAAAGTATTTATTTCCTGCGAAGTGATCCTTCAGCAGCACGTTTAAGCACTTCGTCTTGTGATAATTGGAATAAAGATTTATTCGAAGTATCTTGAGAAGTACTGCTAGAACTTGTCTGACCGGCCCCTGTCGAAACTTTTGGTTTGAATAAGAAAGAATTGTTATCGTCTTCAGAAAATTGTTTTATAAAGGTTCTTAGATCAGTTCCTGATTTATGCACCCATACTCCATTTTCATTTTGTACAAGTTGCGATGCCACATCCATATATGCCATATCCGCAGCTTTATCACTTCTAAACGTATATCCACTAAGAACAGATTTTACTTCTAAATCCCTAGCGAGTTCTATGTTACGTTTTGTTATCGTTTCCAATTTAGCATTGGCTTCCGCTAACTGAAGTTCATAAACTTCTTTATGTTTTCCTTCTTCTTGAAGTCTTTTTATTTCAGCTTCTTTCTCTTTTTGTTCATACTCAGCAGCTTTCTTTAACGCATTGTCTCTTTCGCTGTACGCTTTATCGAGTTTTTCTTTGATTGGTTTAAGAGCTTCTTGGATCTTCGTGTCCATATCATCCACAGGAGAATTGGTAGCAGTAGTATCCGGAGTAATATTATCAGTTTCTTTTTCTTCGACATTTTCGGTCATTTTATGTTTCCTTTGAGTACAACTCAGTGTTATAAAGTGAATACAATTCACCCTATAGGATATTTGTTTTTAGTATTTAGGGTTAATTTAACGGGGTCTATTAATCATTAATATATTTATTTATTATTATTTTATTAAAGAATAAATAAAGGACTAATTAACTAATAGACCCATTAAAGGGGGGACCGCTTAAGGGTTAATTTAACGGGGTCTCTGGAAAGATAACCCAATCATCCGATAATAAATCAGACACTGAAGGAACCCATGTGTTAGTCTTAGTAGGTTGTGTTAATATGAAAAACGGCTCAACTGAACCAAAATTTCTAACAATACTGACATACATGTTTTTACCGTTCCAACCTGTACGTGCTAGTTTGTGGTTTGCAATTATTAAATCTAATGCGTGACTAAATTTCATTTGTGTTTTGCTCCACATACAGTGCATGTAAATCCTTTCTTCTGATCTGGATTCATCACTCTCATTCCGTTACCATGAAGTTTATCCTGATTAGGATGTTGACATGTACATCTTTTAATTTCTGCGTTCATATTTCAGCCTATGCCGTAAAATCCCCAATCATCCTCAAATTTAGTAGGATCAGGGATATCGCTCATTACATCTTTCTTTGTTAAGATGTCAGCTTCTGTTAATGTTTTACCACCGACAACTGATTTACCAGCAACTGGAATTAATCCTTTATCAATAGCTTCTTCTAAATATTGATCATATAATTCTTTAGGAAAACCTCTGGCTAACATTTCATCTAAAGTAACCCTGACAGGGTCTTTATCTAATACATTAGCATATAGTTTTCTTATACCCTTCCTGGCTTCCAACATATCGGCTGCATTGGCGAAAAACGCATCGTGAATGGTTGATGTGGCAATTGAATTGTCTCGTCCCCATAGATGGAAATTCTTGACCAACGTGGCGTCGTTTGAGTGGTTGCCATTAACGGCATATGCTGTTCGTGCTTTAGTTGCGTCTGCAATGTCATTTATTTTTCCTTCAGCATTTACTACTTGTTCCCACCAAGTGGCTTCTGTTTTCTGTTGCACCTGAACTAAATTATTAACCCAATTACCGTCTTTGTCTTTATAAACTAATCTTTCTTCAAAGGATTGAGTGAAATTCTGTTCAATAATTTTACCATCAAAATTGACCCATGGAACATTAGTCCATGATTTGGGTAATTTATTAGCATAGAATATCTCGAAACCTTTAACTAATTTTAGTTTCTCAATAGGTTCTAATTTAAATATTTTAAAACCAGTTCGTCTATTCTCAGGCGCTTTCTTGCCATAGATAAGATCTGCAAGAGTTCCATCAGGTTTCCATCCATCAAATCTTTTAAGAAATTTCTCAGATAAAGATTCACCAGCTTTAAGACCTAATATTTCACTTATTCTATCAGGTAACACATATCCTTTCTCACGAACACCTAATATACCCGTAGAACCAATACTCTTCCAATCAAAAGCTGATTTAGATGGTTTAGCTTTAGTTAAATAATCTTCAGCTAATCGTCCAAAGAATTTGGTAAAGTCTTTTAAAATAGGTACTTGTTCGCCTAAATGTTCAGACATAATTTTAGCGATAGCTTGGAAATCTCTAGGCGTAACCACCATGTCATAGCTATGTGTCATTTTCTCTACTAAATCCTTAGTGGCAGGATCAAGGAAATATAATTGTTCCATAATCTCATCACCAGGATCTAATCCTTTATTAAATACATCTTTAACATCTTCTCTGAGTTGCTTAAGCTGCATAGTAGTTTCAGGATCAAACTTTTCATATCTTGCTGCACGAGCTGATATTTCATTTAGTACTTTATCACGATCACTAGCCTTGACAACTAGTGTAGGTGCATATGTTTCAGGTTTCTTAGTTATGTTGATTAATTCTTCTTGCAATGCTGAATTTAAATCTTTAATTATAACTTCAGGATCAGTAGATGTTGGTGTTAATTCCGCATTTTCTAAAGCCATTTCAGCTGCTTGTTTATTTGTTTTAAGATTATAAACACTAGCCTCATCTTTAATAACAGTGTCTTCACCAAATCTATTAGACTTTAAAATACGTTTTTGAGCTTCAATTAATTTAAAGGCTCTAGCGTCTTTTGGCACAGATAACGATAATAAATGTTCTTCTAAGAATTCTCCAAGTTCCTCAACGACTTGCATAGCAATATATTTCTTTGTATCGCCTTTTGATCGCTGTTCAAATTTAGCTTTATTTTCAGCTATCTTTTCTTTAGAAAATTTCTCACCAGTCTTAGGATCAAATGTTTTATATGTAGCGCGTTCTTTACGAGCTTCTGTTAATTCAATATCTGAAGTATGTAACCACTTAAAAGTATCTTTTAATTCTGCAGGAGACAACTGGCCTTTCATAGCCTTTGAAATTAACTCACCTTGCGATTTAATAATCTCATCTACTGTACCTACATAATTAGGATCTGTTTTATTATCAACACCTAATACTCTTAACAATCCTGCGGAATCCTGGCGTTCAGATAACAAGCCTTCTGTTACTTTTGTTTCAACAGGTTTTGCAGGCTTCTTTTCCAATACTTTTGCAAGTTTACCTTCAACATTAAGAATTCCAGTTCTTTCTCCAGCACCATAAAACGTAACCATATTTTGAGCTTTTGCAGCTTTACGTAGATCTTTTTCATTTAAACCTAATCTCTCATTTAATACTTTAAAGCGTGGATCATTGAATGTTGCTGCTGCAATCTCATCATACAGACGTCTTTTCTGATTTGTTGGTACAACATTAGATAATGATGCTAGCTGTTTATTCTTAGTTGTTAACGCAATAATCTGAGCACCTGATGATGAAGCATCTTGTTCTAAAGCTAAGGCTGTTTTATATTCATTCATAGAACCGCCTGCTTTAAGATAATTATCTATCTTAGCAGACTCCATAGCAAATCTAAAGAACTTACCTAACTCTTCACCTTCGATTTGTTGCACCATATCTGATTCCAATATAGCGCGAATATCTCCGGGTTTACCACGTAACATTTTATTACCAATATCTACCATGTCAGGCCAAAGCTTATCAGCAATCTTTTGACGCCCAGTAAATGATAATGAATTATATCTGCCTTCGAATACATCGTTAAGACCTCCCATAAAGGCGCCTATCTGATCCCTAAAGTTTCTATAACCATCTTCACCAAGAACTTTTTCTACTTCGGTATTTAAGAAAGGTCTGAATGATTCTCCCGATTGCGGACTAATAAGACCACGATCATAGATCCTAGCCCGATGATCGACAAAAGCATGATTACTGAAAGCGTAATCATTACTTCTAAGCCAATCCATAGATTTAAATCGCTCATATGCATCACCACGAGATGAAATATAGTGTTTGTATTCATTTAGATCATTATACTTTTTAGCTGCGCCTCTGTCATCTTCAAAGTATA